CACGTGTCGGATATGAAAATATATCCCCTTGCAATACACGTATTATATCTTCTTTTTTGTACGGTTTTGTAGAAAATAACCCTTTACCATGAGCATTATTTTTAATTTCCATTAATATAAATTATATTGCGTCTATTGTTTATATTAATATTAAAAAATATATTTTTACACCCAGTCAGGCAACTTTGTATCCAATTTATTGCGCTGAGATGCCATTATTGGCGTAGCCATAGGGACAGCTAATGTACTTGCATCGTGTAAGTATTTCATATACCCTTGTGCCTCAGAATAAACATGACCTATACAATAATCCAAAACCATATTATTTAATTGCTCAACTTGACCTTGAATATTTTCTGGTTGATTTACTGAATTTTGCAGGAAGATGCTTCTCATGATTATTTTTAATGTGTCACAATCTTGCGGTCCTATTATATATTGCTGATTCGATTTATCATATACCCCAGCTCTTATGCCATTCTGTATTATTTGAATATTGTTTTGCGAAAAAAATAACCTAGATAAGTCGCTTTCATCCCATTGTCCTTTTGTTGGGTCTCTTAATGTTACACATTGATTCGCTGGAATTTTGTCATATAATGCAAATAAATTAGATATATCTGGTGCTTCTTTACTAAGTAAATTAACTCGTCCATTAGAACTTTTATTCATATTATAATATAATCATAAAAAAATATATATTTAAATTATATAGAAATGCGTTTTCAGAAAATAATTTTATCAATAGCCTCAGTATTTTTACTATTAATATTAGTATTTATAGGTATTGCATTAACCAAATCACGTTATGATTCAGTATGGCCTCCTGTAGTCGGCGATTGTCCCGATTTTTGGGTTGATATGTCAGGAAATGGAGAAGCATGTTATAATTCAAAGAGTTTAGGAAAGTGCAATATTCCCAGCGATGCAGATAAAAATGTCATGAACTTTAATCAACCACCATTTAATTCAAATGACGGTGTTTGTTCTAAATACAATTGGGCAAAAGGGTGCGACGTTACATGGGATGGCATTACATCAGGTGTTTCGAATCCTTGCGACACTAGCAATGATGAACCAACAAACACTTAATAATTTATCAAAAACGAACATAAGAATATTCAAATATAAATATACAATGGATGCAATTAACTTAAATATTTTATTAGGGCGTACAGCGTTAGTAAATAGTGTTAAAATAATTTTAAAAAATTTCGAACAAAATAAGTCAAATTTAATAAGCAAAAAAGGAATTTATATTTATGGAGACCCAGGTTCAGGCAAAAGTACTTTTATAACTGATATATTAAAAGAATTAGACTATGATATTATTAAATATGATGCGGGAGACATAAGAAATAAGACAGTAATTGAAGGTATTACAAAACATAATATGTCAGATAGAAATGTTGTTAGTATGTTTCATAAGAAAGTGAAACGACTTGCTATTATTATGGATGAAATAGACGGAATGAATAATGGAGATAAAGGGGGCATTAATGCACTTATAAAATTAATTCGTCCCAAAAAAACAAAAAAACAAAAACTAGAAGAATTCACATTAAATCCTATTATTTGCGTTGGAAATTATCATATTGATAAAAAGATAAAAGAATTAATGAAAGTAAGCTATGTCATTGAAATGCCCACGCCTACTTTACAACAAATAAATAATATAATTACAATTTTAATGCCAAATATAGCTGATGAAATGAAAACTAATATTATTACATTTGTTCAAGGAGACCTACGTAAATTAAAATCATTATATGAATTATATAAGAATGATGAAAATATGCTTAATAATGATGTCTTTTATAACATATTTCAGAAAAAATCATATAATGATGATACTAGAAATATAACCAAAAATCTACTTACTGAGAATTATAATTTAAATGAACATTTAACAATTATGAATGAAACTGATAGAACTATTGTTGCGTTATTGTGGCATGAGAATATAATTGACACAATCGCAACTAAAGATAAACGTGTATCTATACCATTTTACTCAGAAGTATTAGATAATATTTGCTTTGCTGATTATATTGATAGAATTACATTTCAAAAACAAATATGGCAATTTAATGAAATGAGCTCGATTGTTAAAACTTTTAAAAATAACAAATTATTTCACGACACGTTTGAACAATATACTAAACCAAATGATATTATTAGGTTTACTAAAGTTTTAACAAAATATTCTACCGAATATAATAATGTTACATTTATTCAAAATTTATGTCAAGAACTGGGTATGGATAAACGAGATTTGTTTGCGTTTTTTTCAAATCTTAGTCAAAAGCATACAGAACAAGAAATAATTGCATTATTTGAAAATTTTGATATATCAAAATTAGATATTAATCGTATGTATCGATATTTGGAAAAATATACTAAAGAAGATTCTGTTACTGAAGAAGAGGAAATAATAACCGAATTAAGTGTAGATGCGAATGATGCTATATAATTGTAATAATAAGTTAAAAAATAATTTATTATTATAAAATTTACACCCGATAAGGAGTTCGAACCCTTGACCACCAGATTACACCCTTGGTAATTTAAAACGCCGTTTTTGACGGCAAAAAATCAACAAGGTTGTAATGGCGAATCGCACGCCTTTGGACGCTTATCGCTCTTGCGAGGTATAACGCCAATTTTTGCTGGTTTGAAACATACTGGTCTTTCTTCTCCTCTATACTGATTAAGAAGTAATCCTAATATGTTTTTTGAAGCGTTTATGTCCCTATCTAGACAGCATAATTTACACTCGTTGGTTTTACAACGGATTACACTATGGATATTAGACATTCTTGCTATGGGTTCTAAAACACCCTTATTTTTTCTGCGAATACGGTTTCTGTATAATTCAATTGGATTACTACACGAAGAACACGTTTTACTGGTATTGTATTCATCTATTCCAACCACCCTACAATACTTACGAAGTTCTCGTTTCAATCGTAAAATAGGCGTAGTTGGGTGCGATTTTACTAAACCGTGTTGTTGTGAGAAATCACCGAAACCTACTAATGTTTTCACATTTTTACCGCCTCCTATGCGTTCGCATATTTTTGCTAATGTTGCTTTGCTTCTACAATATGAAGTGAAGTTCAAATTACGAAAACCCTTTTCAATATGAAACTCGGTAAATGTTCGCATTCGTGGAAATACATATTTGAAATATTCCTTCATTACAATCGTTTTGCTGGTTTTTATGGTTGGTATGAGTTTCCATTCCTCATAATGTTCCCACCTTTTATACCAACCTACACGTTTTTTACAGGCATATATCATTTTACTTTTATGACGATATTCTCGTGTATTTACTTGAATGATTTTATCATTTGTATCATAAGAAGTAATCAACGCCCTCACACCAGGGTCTATGCCTATAAAATTGTCATATTGTTGTTCTGTGTATTCACTAACAGGTTTTTCAGGTTGTGTCGGTTTTCTCATTTGTAATACAACACTTTTACCATCTGTTAGAATAGTAAATCCAAACTTCTTATTTTTCGTTTCATATCGATTGATATTGAAAAGTTCTCTCCAATATTCTTTGCTGTTTTCGGCAAACTTTTTCACATCTAAACCACTTTCCACCTCACTATTTTCTACTTTTAGTTTCTTTGCTATGTATTTGAGTGTGTTTTCTAAACCAGCGTTACAAATGGTAATATGCGATTGAGTAAAACCGTGCTTGTGTGGTAATAAAGTAAAGGTTCGTATTCCTTTTGTATCAGGGTATTTCTCAAACTCCTTCAAAATAGAATAGTAAATCTTTACAAAGTGATTAGAATGTTTTACGATGTTTGCTTCGGTAGGTGTATATTTCAACCATTCACGCATATACAAAATAAATGTGTTTTTCCCTTCATATTTAGGTTCGTAAATATCTTTCAACCACCGATATACAACCGCATTATCAGTTTCACCTGTTCGTAATTTCAAATATTTACGAAACCGATTATAAAAGTTCAGTTTCAAATGATTATTCGCCATCGTGAGTTGTAATTTATTCAGGTTGGTAATGTATCCTAAACATAAGTAATCACGAGCAGGTAAATCATCGGTAATATATTCCCTCATCTGTGAAAAACTCTCAGATAATTCGGTAGTTGTATCGGTAGTATCCTTTATATATTTGAGTTGCGAAACCATACAACATGCTTGATAAAACAGATTTTGTTTTATTTCAGGTAAGGGTTTGTGTTCTTCTAAAAGACGTGTAAAATGAAAGTTTATCAACTTGTATGATAAGAAACATATGGTATTTATCTTGGGTAAAATATCCTCAACAATCGTGTCTGCTAAAAGGTTGTTTTTACAGAATGATTTCCACGAAGACTTGATACAGGTGAAATCAGTATTTTTGTTTGCTTCCTTGCGAAGTGAAACATCTGTTCTAACAACCTTCTCCTTTGGGTTCTTGATGGTTTCTTCCTTTTTCTTTTTTCCCATTCTATATACTTACCAAATATTTTATTTTTAAGTTATTTGATTATAAATAAATAACCGATTTATTCCTAAATATTCTATACTTTGTTTATTTATAAAATTGAATTGACTAATATATAATGATAGTATGTAATATATACAACATGCCTGGCGGTTTTATTTACAAAATAGAGTTTCCTAATGGAAAACATTATATTGGTCTAACAACGTGTTCATTAAACAAACGGCGACAAACACACAAAACCGACTGCATACATGGTGACACAAGATGCGTATATAAGGCGTTAAGAAAATATGAGATGGTAGATACGTTTGAACTTGTAGAAATAGATACAGCAGATACGAATGAAGAATTATGTGAAATGGAGATTGTATATATTCTAATTTATAATTCACATTATATAGATGGATATGGATATAATATGACGTATGGCGGTGACGGAGTTAATGGGTATGTTTATACTGAAGAAAATAATCGTAAAAATAGTGAACGCATGAAAAAATATCATGAAGAACATCCAGATGCAAGGAAAGCACAAGCGGAACGCACGAAACAACATTATGAATATAATCCGGATGCGAGGAAAGAACTGAGTGAATTAAAGAAACAACATTATGAAGATAATCCGGATGCACTTGAACAAATTAGTGAAGGCTTGAAAAAATATCATGAAGAACATCCAGATGCAGGGAAAGCACAAGGGGAACGCATGAAACAACATTATGAAGAACATCCAGAATTAAGAGAACAAATTAGTGAAGGCTTGAAAACATATTTTAAAGAGAACCCAGAAGCAGGAGAAAAAATTAGTGAAAGACAGAAAAAATATCATGAAGAACATCCAGAAGCAGGAGAAAAAAAGAGTGAACGCATGAAAAAATATCATGAAGAACATCCAGATGCAAGGAAAGCACAAGGGGAATGTCTGAAACAACATTATAAAGATAATCCGGATGCGAGGAAAAAAATATCAGATACAAAGGGTAACAATAAACCGTTTGATATATTTAAAATAGATGGAACATTCGTAAAAACATTTGCTTATCAATTTGAGGCAAACGAATATTTACAAAAAGAACACAATATTACATCACACATCAAAGTAGGAGAGGTATTACGAGGAACCCGAAAGAGTTCCGCAGGATTTGTATTCAAATATCAAGAATAATCCTATATATTCTATATTTTGAGGTTGATATAGATTTTCCATTTTCAAATCCAATCAATATCGGTGATGATTCAAATGTATATCCTTGCTTTCGTAATATACCACGCAAAATATTTATATACGGACGCTTACACGTTGCGTTTGGTTTGTATGGTGTTAAACAACTTACAGCAAAATATTTTTTAATTTCATCTTTCATATATAATATTTTTGTTTGCTTTTCAACGTCATTTTCCAATTCATTCAATAAGATAGAATTATTTTCATCTAATTCTAAAATGCTAATCAATCTATTACATATGTCTTCACGTTCTGAATGATATTGAGTTTCTAATTTTTCTCGCATCAGTTCAGTTATAATATAATGTGATTATGTTTTTATGTGGTTATAACTTCTTATATTAAGTTGCCTTGCTGAAATATCTAATGTTTTGTGTTTCCTCTGTAATTGGTATTGTAGTTCATTCATTGTAATCTGTTCGTTTTCTTTGAGTAATTGCAAAGCATCTTTGACTTGTTCTTGTGTAATTTTATAGGAAACGTGAGAACGGTTATTCCGTGTAATATTATGTTGTGTTTTGTATTTATCAATCCATCGTTTCAAACTTCTTTCACTACAATTGAATATTTTACAGGTATTTACAAATGAACTCTCGTTTTCTAAATGAAACTTAACTGATGTAATCTTATAATCTTCGCTTTTATGTGAGGGCATTCAGTATATATACTATGAATAAATATATTGAAAAACGGCGTTTTAAATTACCAAGGGTGTAAAAGTCTGGCGCTCTACCAACTGAGCTAACCGGATAATGACATAATGTTTGTTTTTAACTTTGCGCGTGAGGTGACATTATTTTACAATAATATAATCCGGCTCTTTACAAATATTGCGTCTTTCAAATGCTATATTGTATTTATGTTCCCATTTTTCCTTAATGACTGAATCGATAATTTCAGTATTATGCTTTTCGTATTGTTCAGGACTGTCATAGAATAATGTTAAAGGTTTCTGACCATATAATTCGCTAACAACTGCAACTTTAAAAAATAAATCCTCGTCAGCAGAACCTACTAGATAGGAATGACGTTGTCCCGTAGTCGCACTACGTATCTTTGAGCCTGCACCACCTGAACCATACGACTCAATGTTAATATTAATTTTCTGGAAATATCCTGGATTAGTCTTACTTTCAACTTTCTTTTGATATGAAATACACATGTAATTTGGGTCATTTTTCTTAAGGGATGCAAAATACGCCTTATTATTGGACGTAACACTCTCATTGTCTGCAAATCGTTCGTAGTTATTCATCTAGTATAATACTTTATATCGCCCGCAATCTTTAAGTTCATTTACACACTTGGTAAATTGTAGATTTTTAATGGGATTATGTCTCATTTTTGTTGCTTTTACACCTTACTTAACAGACGATAACTCCTTTACCTTTTTAAGTAATTCGGAAATTAAATAATTTTTGTCAGCCAGTTTTTTTTCATACATCATACGCAATTGTTGTATATCGACTGATTCCATAGGCGGTGGGGTTGCATGAGCGATTGATTTCTTATGTTCTATTAATTTATTATGGTCCTGTCGTCTTTTGTCACGCTCATCATTCATTTTTTTTATTTGTTCCAACAACTTTGGTTTATGTTCTGGTTTACCTGCATCGTAATTTAACAATGCAGAATTCATATCACACATGTAAAATTGTTTTAATTCATCATTTGATATAATGTCATCAACTGTTAATGAAGTTGCAGAAGTTTTTGTTTGTGCCGGATTTTCCAACAGGCACTCTTTATTTAATGAATTGTGAGCATGTGAAAATACCATTATGGTTTTCAATGAATCCAATTGTACAAGCGGAATAGTATAATTTTTTAAGAAATCTCGTTCTTCCGCTAATGCGTTAGTTTCCGTAAATTGAGTCTTCTCCAATAATTCTTTTTTAAATATAAATGTGGCTGCAGTTGAGTGATATTTTCCATAAGGACCACAACGATATATTGTTTTTTTGGTATCAAAATATACGTACATTTCGCTGCTCCCTGCAATCAAATATGTAGGATTATTCAATAATGTTGTTACGCCATGACTAATACGTTCTGGTGGATAGTAATCATCGTCATCCATATATATTAGTATATCGCCCTTACATTTTGAATGCATGATATTACGTTTTTTTCCCAACAGCATTTTATCGTCGTAATAAAAATATTTCACTTGAGGTATATGTTTTACCAAATCTTCAATCGGGTCAGTCCCATCATCTATAATAATCCATTCAATCCTATCCTTGGGATATGTTTGGTGCTCAAAACATTTAATCATAAATGGAATAAATGGTCTACGATTAAATGTAGGAGTACATATACTAACAAATGGTATGGGATTAATAATTGAATCCATTGCGCGTATATTATAAATGTATTTATAGCTATATAGTTTTAGATACATATACATTTTTGTTCATTACTTACATAGTTTGTGTTTTGTTAGTTTACTCGCCTTCGTAGAATATTTATTCTTTCCTCCTCCACCTGACATACCACCACTATGTTTGATTTCCACGAAGGATTCAGTAGTTGGAATTTTTTGTGAATTTACAGAGTCTAACATAAATCCAGCGGCAAATACAGCAGCAATAATACAACCACCTGGTAATACCCCAATCCAGCCTATAACTTGAATCAAACTATATATTAAACTGAATAATGTTAAGCCCAAGAAATATATTTTTTTGTAAATAATGGTGCTACACATAAAATCTAACAAATTATTATACTCAGGAGTTTCCCGATTATCTTTATTTTCTATTTTATATTTTGCAGTCAATGGTAGTATTAATGTATATATCATAAAGAAAATGGGTCCGATTCCAGACAATGAAATAAATGTTAATATTATTAAAATAATGTACATCAGAATTTTACGTCCCATAGACCCATGTCGACGATGACTTCCTCCCCCATCAATTGAGTTTGCCATGTTTGTCATTTCAATGTCTGATGATTTGTTAGTAGTACCGTCTGTATTCAATGTATCATCTAACAAATGCGATATATGAAATACAAAACAAGCTACCATACTTACGAAATAAAATATAGTAACAAATATATACCAACCTAACCCATAGATAAACATAACAACTGAATCGGGAGCATTACCTAATAAGCTAAATACCGAATTGATAACAGATGAATTAAACTTCACTACACTATCAAATACTTTGTAAAAATAATTTGCAACATTTGGGGTATCTTTGGTTGTAGCAGCAGTTTCCTTTAACTTTGTAATTAATCCCTTGTTTAAATAATTACTTAAAAATTTCTCCGGATTAAATAACATTTTTTGTCCATACATTTTGTCGTCAACCATTGTTGCATTTGCATAAATCACATGAGTTGGAATTTCACTTGAACCGGGTAAAATTGCAGCATTTGCAACTTTAGTCATATATAACCCAATTGTTCCAATTGTAAAAACAGATATAGGGATCAACAACATGGTGTGCCAATATTGTTTGAAAAAATCCTGTATTTGATTAGTTGTTGATTTGGGGGAATTTTGTTTGTCTGCAATAGTTGTATCTTCATCTTCAATATGTGACATAGTTATAACTATAGTATATACATATTAATTTTTTATTTTGCCTAAATTGTTATTTTTACTAATCTCAAAATTTGAATTATTGTGTATATATATTATATGGCCTTACATCGCAAATATTCTATAATACATATTATCTTGTGTGCAATTATTTTTATAATCGGATTATTAGGAGTGAACAAATACATATGGTTTAATGAAGGGTTTTCAAATCTTCCTCCTGGTATAAATTACAATAATTTAAATTCGCAAAAATATAGCCATACAGTTAATTTGCCAATTAACGATCCTATAAGCTGTACAAATTTTTGCGGTCCTAAAGCGACATGTGCAAAAACAGGCGAACAATGTACTTCAGATATTGACTGTCCAGGATGTAACCCTGGTCAACCTGATTTAACTTCTTGTGAAACAAAAGATGTTCCTGGTTACACGGATACTAGCAAATGGGGACAAAATCATGGATTAGCACAAAATTCATTATTAGAACCTAATAATAATATCGATTTCGATGAAATATATCCAGGTTCAAGACATGCCGAACTAACACAAAATTATCAAGGAATGAATACTTGGACCTCTGCATTTAATCAAGGATTAGGGCTATATAACAAATCACGAGAATTTAATAACGGTCCAACAAATGCCGAGAAAAAGTTTGTCCCTACATATCCTACAACTGTTAGCACAACCGGACTATTTTATAATACTGGACCTCCAGCAGCAAATACCTAAAACGTTATGTCGCGTATAACATCCCTACATTGCCTCCAACAAAATGTACAATATTTATTCGCTCTTCAAATACATATAAATTATAATTATAATCATATATTCTCCATGTTGGTTTATTAATTCCTATTACAAGCCCAGTAGTTGGATCACAAATGTTTAAACTTTGAGCCAATGGGTCTAATGGTGGCATAATTGTTGTAAATTCAAGTTCAATTTGATTAAATCTGCTCATATTCATTGCTCCTGATGGTTGCATGTCAGAATTATTTGAATGAATGCCAAAACTATAACAGTACAATCCTGTTGGAGCATTGCCTGTGGTGCGAATATATTTTTCAATGAAATTGAATATTCCTGCTGGTTGGATATTTTCCCTATAAGAACCATCTAATAAAATTCCCATGGCTAATAAAATATCGCGTTCATTTTGCGGATTATAACCAGGTGTAACAACAAGTCCTGTTAATTTTCCATCCGGATTAACTCCAGGACCTATCTGTACTGGAACAAGTATTCCTCCGCTATTTCTATATATTGTATAAGTTCCTGTCGTAGGCGCTTGAAAAACATTTAATGGTAAATAATTATATGGCCAATTTGAATAATTAGACCACTCGTTACGTAAATTAGCATCACTTCGTTGAAGATAAAATAACCAATTTGCCACCATACCAATAGAATCAAGCGTAACCTTATTTGGTCCAGTTACGTTATAGAAAGTATGTTCTTTGACCTGTTTGATTAAATATTTTTGTTCAGTTAATGCAAATATTCGTTCTTCTTCATTAGATAAAAATGCATAAGTGCAATTTAAATGCATATCGGCGTTCCATAAACTGCGTCGGTCGCTATAAGACTCAATGCCAAGATTGACGTCTGGTGGAGATTGTAAAAATCGATGAAATTGCATATACCATGAGTTAAAATTGGGTGCAATATATGGATAATTGTTTGTAGCATCCATTACGTCACGAATAACAAACAATTGATTTATAGGTCGAAATGTGATATTTATATGTAGTTCATTATATTGCAAAGATGTTAGTGGAAATGCCATTTGAGACTTTAGACTAAACCAACAATTTAAAGGCACATATAACACACTACCTCTTATTGAGGGTTCAGAACCACTAACATCATCTGTATAATATGCGTTGGGATATGAATTAACCCGTCCATAAGCATTGCCTGGGTCGTTGTTTTCAGCCTTATTGCCAGTCATTTTATCAAATAATTTCTTTTTTGTGTCACTAAAATCTCTTTGAACTGCTGCCAATAAATAATCTCCCGAATATTCTTGAAGTGTATAATTTCCGCATGTTATTGAAATAGATGAAATCATTTTTGCGCCAATATTATCAATCCATTTGAACTGATATGGTGCCCATTGTTCTATATTGCCTAAACCTTGAGAAGTTGTTTCTGGTGTTACTTGTTGTGGTGGTAATATTGGACTCCAAATATTTGGAAGAGCAACTGATAAATAAGTGTCCATTAACAAATCCCCATAACGAGGAATTTTAAATGTAAATGCTGAATTTTCAGAAAGACGGAGAGTTTTAGAACCATCAAAATCTACCCTGAATTTTTGAAGTCCAAAATTAGTATAATGATGATATGTGGATTTAAATAATGTTTTTGTTGGGTTTCCGTTCAATACTATATTTTGTTGTCCTTGGCTTACCAAATTCATAATGCCACCTGCCATTAATATATTACTATAGGTATTATTTATTTCATAATTTTGGTATAATATATATTATTATGAAATAAATACGGGCTAAGGTAAATATATTATACATATAGTATAATAATGAGTACAATCAATGATACAAGCGGTACTAACAATATGACAAAAACAATATACGATACATTAAAACAATTTCAAGCTAGAATGAATAATACTACGGCTAGTTTAGCTCTTTCGGTGGTAACATTTTGTATTATTTTAATAGCTATTTTAGTATGGTTTTTATATTATGCTCCATTAGCTGCTAATGAATGTTCTTTGATGCATAAAATTTACGGTACATTAAACGGTAAAATAAGCTCTATTGACCCTTCATTAGAACAATTTAGTTACACATTTAAAGATTATTATATTAAAACGGCGTATAATTGTTGCAGTGGTGGCAACTATGCAAATGATTATGTTAGTACTTGTGTTATAAAAAATTTATTGAAACAGGGTGTGCGCGGATTGGATTTTGAAATTTATTCAATTGACGACCAGCCAGTTGTAGCAACATCAACCACTAATGATTATCATGTGAAGGAAACATTTAATAGTATCCCATTTGCAAGTATTATGGATATATTAGCTAATTACGCGTTTGCCGGTTCAACTGCTCCTAACCCAAATGACCCGATAATAATTCATTTACGTATTAAAAGTACTAACAAAGCAATGTATGACAATTTTGCGAATATTTTTGGAGAGTATGATAATATATTATTAGGGAAAGATTATAGTTATGAAAATCACGGCAAAAATTTAGGAAATTCCAATCTTAAATCATTGATGGGAAAAATTGTGGTAATTGTTGATAAGAGCAATCCTGCATTTATGGAATCGGACAAATTTTATGAATACGTAAACATGACAAGTAACTCTGTATTTATGAGGGCACTGCATTTTTATGATATCAAATATACTCCAGATGTGCCAGAATTGATTGAATCTAATAAATATGGAATGACTTTAGCAATGCCTGATAAAGGTTCTAATCCTCCGAATCCGGATCCGATTGTATTACGAGAAACAGGATGCCAATTTTTAGGCATGAGATATCAATTAATTGATGTAAATAGCGAATCAGCTGACATATTTTTTGACGAAAGTGGGCATGCGTTTGTTTTAAAGCCTGAACGTCTAAGATATATTCCAGTAGAATTACCTGATCCAGTACAACAAACTCCCGAATTATCGTACGCAACTCGCACGGTTGCATCTGATTTTTATAAATTTGAAATATAATTTGATACCCTTGGTAATTTCTCTAACTTCGTAATGAAACTTGTGTCGTTCCACTAGTTTACGACACTTTTAAAACAATAAAAAAAAATATAACTATATATTATGCCGAAAACAAAAAAAAATAAAATATGTGATAAATTGACGTTCAATGAATGTGAATTAGCAATATTAAGGCATGCAGTTGATGATGCAGATGAAGAAAGAGGTAAAAAGGTTAACAACTCTCCAGAAGTTAAACGAATAATTTCAGTAGTTGAAAAGTTCTTAAGAGATTCAAAAAGTATATGCTATGGCGGTACTGCAATAAACAATATTTTACCACGTCAAGACCAATTTTATAATAAATCAGCAGATATTCCTGATTATGATTTTTACAGTTCTGATGCATTAAATAATGCGAAGAAATTGGTCGATATTTATATAAAAGAAGGATTTACTGAAGTTGAAGCAAAATCCGGACAACATCACGGGACATATAAAGTATTTGTAAATTTTATACCTGTTGCAGATATTTCCTACATGCCAAAGGAATTGTTTAATGTTCTTAAAAAAGATGCTATAACAATTGACGGTATTTTGTACGCACCTCCTAATTTTCTTAGAATGGGGATGTACTTGGAATTATCAAGACCGGCGGGAGATGTATCTAGATGGGAAAAAGTTGCAAAACGGTTAATATTATTAAACAAAAATTACCCATTAAAGGGAAATCAATGTTCTGAAATAACTTTTCAACAACGCATGTCTGATACGAGTAATTCTAATAAGATTTACGAAAATGTTAAAAAAACATTTATTGACCAAGGGTGTGTGTTTTTTGGTGGATATGCCTTGTCCTTATACGCTAATTACATGCCTAAAAATCTTAAACACCAATTGAAAAATATCCCTGATTTTGACGTATTATCAGAAGACCCAAAATTAACAGCAACAATTTTAAAAGAACGATTACATGCCGCGAATTTAAAAAATGTTCACATAATAGAACGCGGAGGTATTGGCGAAATAATTGCGCCAAATTTAGAGATTAAAGTAGGGAAAGAAACCGTCGCATTTATTTATAAACCCTTGGCATGTCATAGTTATAATGTTATAAAAGAGAATCACCTTGATATTCGAATTGCAACTATCGACACCATGTTGAGTTTTTATTTAGCATTTATTTATGCAGAACGCCCATATTACGATGCAAACCGAATCTTATGTATGGCCCAATATTTATTTAATGTTCAAGCCAAAAATAGATTACAACAAAAAGGTGTGTTAAAACGCTTTAGTATTAATTGTATGGGTCATCAAGTAACAATCGAAGAAATGCGTGCAGAAAAGGCTAAACAATTTGAAAAATTGAGAAAACAGAAAACATCGAAAGAGTATGATGAATGGTTTTTACGTTATAGACCTGCTATTGGTGATGGTGATGGTGATGGTGAAAATAAGGGTAGTAACTCCAAAACGCGGCCCGTTACTAAAAAGAAAAAAACGAAATCCAAAACAAAGGCTAAGACGAAAAAATCTAGCAGTATATTTTTTTAACGACATAAGGAAAATGTGGTTATGTTTGTAAATTTTATGATGGATAAACATAACAATATAAAAAACGGCGTTTCACAAGTTTACGGCACAAGTTTACGGCACAAGTTTACGGCACAAGTTTACGGCACAAGTTTACGGCACAAGTTTACGGGTGTAAAATAATATAATTGTAATCTATATGAACTTTGAGAAACGTCCAGTTAAATTTGCATTATTAATGTTAAGTGTGTCTATTATTACTATTGTAATTTATCATTTATTTAGACAATATGTATATATATTTTATTTACGCATTACTGAACATAATTATAATATTAATGACCCATTTGAACATAAAAAGTATTTAAAAACTGCAATGGTAACTGGTGGAGCACGGGGCATTGGAGAAGCATATGTTATAAAATTATTGGAAAATGGTTACAGGGTTGTTATCTTGGATATTTTAAACGCACAAAATAAAGCAGTTGAATTATCAAAAAAATACGGTCGTAACAATATTTTTGGAATTTATTGTGATGTGACAGACCATCATATGTATGTCAATGCTTTTAACGAAGCATCCAAAATATCAAGCGATGGAATACTTGATATTATTATTTTAAATGCAGGAATAATAGATGTATTATTTAATAATAGCGAAAAAATTATTGCTACAAATTTACTCGCACCAATTTATGGTTCAGAATTATACATAAAACAAATAACTGAGAATTTAACTATTAAACCGAAAAAAGAATGCTTGATTGTGGTCACTTGTTCTTTAGCAAGTTTTGTTCCAATTGACCTTAATTTAAGTCCAGTGTATGAGGCAAGCAAAACTGGAATAGGAGCATTTATTCGTGCTGTTAAACCAATTGCGACACGTTTTAATTTTAGGATTATAGGTATTTGTCCGACATCAATGGTTGAAACCAAAATGACTGAACAATATTTAAAAGAAAACAAAATAATGATACAATTATTTTTACACACAGAAGGGCGTGGGGGAATTATGCAGCCGAATAATATATCTCCAGCATTATTATATATTATAAATAATACTTTTTTAAATGGAGACTTAATTGCTGTAAATTCTAACAATGGCATTGATGCACGATTGGAACCAGTTGATGAATGTGGAAGATATATTGAATATGGGACTTGGAATGAAACTCAGTCAATTATAATGGGATATGCTATTGATTATCAATTGAAAAATTTGCTAAAAACTGGTGACAATCATTTTACAGGTGTAAATACAGTATAGCGACCCTCAACTTATTTCCATATCCTAGTGTCCTTGGCATATATAATTATTCCAATAACAAGCAATAACACAATAAGTAGAAATAGTATTTTTTCGACTTTATTTATAACAGTGAATTGCGTATTATTAATCGGAAACATACGTACTTTCCATGGCCAACTTAAGGTAATCCAATAATTAGCGTTGTTGTTAGTTGTGTTTAAATAAAATTCTTTGTTGAGCTCAATAAAATATATAATAAATATTAAAATAAACATACTAACAACAACTCTAATGTCCAATTGCATAACAATTAGAAACCCAATAAAATAATATATAGAATATATGAATTTTGCAATAGGTGGTATTTGCGCTATTTCGCCCTTTGATGATACCAATGTTACTAAAAATGAAAATAGAAAAAATGACAATATAATTTGCAGCATCATACTATTTGTTAAATATTTCATTTCAGTTTTGGTAAATAAACTGGGAGTAACATATGGACCAACGCTTAATAAAAAAAATATTGCAAATGATTTTATTAAATCTTCTTGTCTTGCAGTTATTTCACTAATATAATCGAGCATTGTTATAGTATATACTTATTATAACAATATTGTAGATAATAGACCTTTTTTCGCAGTTTTTCATCAAAATTTACTAAAGTGGGTAATGGATTTGGAAATACTATAAAAGGTGAAACCAAACGACATACAAACAAATAATAATCCGTAAATATTATAATTCCCATCTTTATGACATAAAAATGTCATATATTTACCGATAAGTTGTTTTGTAATGGGTAATTGAAAAAGGAAATATAGAATGGCTAATAAAAATGGTGTTTGAATCTCATCATACAAAGAGTCAAGTGAATTGTTAGTTGCTTCTTGCTGATAATAATTATTAATGTTTTCATCTGAATCCTGTATATAGTCACGATTTTCAGGGGGTGGTACATAATTTGGTTGAACTTCTGCATCACATGTTAGGTGTTCTGTTATTTGAGGTATATCTCTACTAGGCAATTGTGTCGCTCCAGTCGTGCTTGCTTGTTGTAATCCGCTGACGATTTGACTAATTGTGCTTTGGTCTAATTTTACGTTATCTTTAGGTGGTTCAATGACTGGCGGTACATGTCCTGTAGGTACATTTCCTGTAGGTTCTGTTACATTTAAACCAACATTTCCTCCAATACTACCTCCTGAAGTTGGGTCGGTGGGCAAATCTTGAATACTTGTAGTTTGTGTTAGTTCAGACATATATTATCTAAATATTCGAACTAAATTAAAAATTACGCAAAAGCAACAGTTGTTCTTTTTGAAGTACATGTTATTGGATTTTTTTCCAGTTTATAACATTTATTGTCAAATTTATATATTTTATCTTGTATATTTTCTAGTGGAGGAGCGGTAATTATGTTGCATTTGTTACCAACACAAGCGGCGCGAAATAATGTTGATAATCCTATACCTAAAATTATTGACATCATATACTTGCCGGTTTTACTATGTACAAATTTACTGATATGCATTATATAATGGCGGTATATAAAATAATTATGACTTTGGTCAGGCAATTATAGTATTTATATTTGAACCGGAACAGTATTAATATCATGTTTATTATTAGGGCAATTTATTGGAATTGGTTTGAATTCGAAACATTGGTTTGCTGAATCTTTGTATTGTATTTTTGTGTAGTTTTGAAGCGTGGGGTATGATACAATTGTTTTTTTGTCTGGACCTAAAATAAAAATAAATAATAATCCTAAAATAAAGCTGATTAAAAAAATTGGAAAAGAAATATAAGACGAAATCATATACATTATAGCTATTTTATTTTA